AGTTTTACCGGACAGCAATAACTTCAAATATTGTCATGTCGGCGAAAATTGCTAATTTTGCAGTGTCTCACTTATCATAAATGAAGCCAGTACCGGCCGGAGAAGGCATAATGCCCCCGGCGGCCGGTACTGGCTTCATTGTTTAATGGTAAGTGAGACGACTATTTAACAGGCCGGGGGCATTTTTTTGCCCTCCCCCGAAGGGCGGTGTGGATCAGTCCATGCGGTACGGTTCCAAGTCAATACTGTCCCTGGCATTCCATCCGTCAAGCTGTGCCTGTTGGATATGTTCCGAGAAGGCGCGATAGAACGCCTCGATGTCGGCAGGATTCTCAAACCGGCGGTAGACCGGCTCCTCGTCGGTGCCGAACTTGAACACCACCGACACGCCATTACCCATCTTGCTTTGGATGTAGGCGCGCTCATAGTTGGTCTGATTCTCGGCCGACAGCCATACCGGGACACCTTCATAGGTGAAGCCGGATATGATTCTCTCGCGTGTGGCGTCGCTGATCCATCCCTCGATAAGAGATTTCACCTCGTCGACAGACGGACGGTGGTCGAACTCCGCCTCCATGTAGGAGGTGGTGCCGGATTCATCGGTCGACACATCCCAGCGGACGCGCCATTTGTTTTTGACCGGGTTTGTGCACTCCAGGAGTGCCACATCAGGATTGCCTTGGACTCTGCGCATGGTTTTTAAGTGAAGATGTATTTTGTTCTGCCCTGTCCGAATGACTCCGTCTTCAGTACGGTGGAGAAGGGGAAACCGTCGGGCTGTTCCTTGATTTGCTGGAGGATGTTCTTCATCTCCTCCGAGTTGGTGAAGAACTTTTTCTTCTCGCCGTTGACCTCGATGGCCACAACGCAACGGTCTTCGCCTTGCGATGTCTTTACGCCCATCTCGAAGTCGCGGATTACGATGGGAAGGTTCACCAGTTCCCGGATGCTTACCACCGCTCCGGGGAATCGCTTTTTGCCGTCATCGGGCTTGTAAGCTACATTAAGGTCTTTGAATGATCTCATTTCTGTGCCTGTTAATTTATAAAATAGGTTATTGCATTGTGCGTGTTTGGCCATCCCGTAGAATGAGGCGGTCAGTACGCTTCTTCGTTTCCGGCTTTTTACTTCGCCTATCTTACGGGCGAACTTCTGTTTGATACGCTTGCGTATAAGCGCATGGGTAGGGTAGATGACGTAACCTAATGCATCAATACCCTCTGTTACCGGGAACACTCTCTCGTGGTGGATTTCATACCCGAGAGGATCAAGCAAAGAATGGACAAGGTCGCGGATTTTCCAACAATCCTTTTTTGTGGCCGCCAAGGCTTCGCCGTTGTCGCAGTAACGATAAAAGTGGCGGACCCGGTGGCCTGATTTGAGAGGATGGTCAAGATGTACAGACAGCAGAAGGTTTACGAGACCCTGCGAGGGCCGTTGACCCAGACTGATTCCTTCCGGCATCATTGTGGTGCAGTTGTCGAGGATTTTCAGTAGCACCGGATCTTTAAACACGGTACGATAACATTGCATTACAAGCTCCTGCGATGTGGACCCATAGCATTGTTTGATGTCGAACATGTAGCAATAGCGTGTGCCTTCCGGATCTTCGCGCAAGTCACGCTCTATATATGCTTTCAGGTCGTGCATGCCACGGTTCTTGATGCATGCCGATGATGTGCGTATGAACCTACGTTTGAGATGTTCATCAACCACGGTCATAACGGCATTCAGGGCAATACGGTCATACATCGTGAGTATCTGAAGATGCCGTGTCTTACCGCCTTCATTAATGGTGCGTTCCCGGTAGCCGGATATGCGGAATCTGCCGTCAGCCAGTTTCCGGGAGATCTGCTCAATGACCTCATCACGATGCGCGAGAAGGTAACGGCCCTGACGGGACTGTTTGCGCGCGGAACCCCTCAGAACCTGATCGAAAGCGGTGGCTATGTTGGGATAGGCCACAATTTCCTGAATTATGTTTCCTTCTCTATGCATTGTGATACTTAAAAAATGTTTCGGCTCCTTGAGCCTTCCTTCTTCCGGGTCCAGGTTCTTCGAGCCTTCCGGCCTACCAAACCCTACCCGAACACTTGGTGTTCCGGCTTTCCGCATCATGCGCTTTTGCCGAGGCCCGGCACTCTCGGCACGTCGATGGGGACACGTCCCCGTTGATGTACGCCGATTTATAGTTGTCCAGGCGCGAGCCGACATTCGTGTTCGTGTTCGAAGCATCGTTAGTCGCATTCGCGAACGATACCCCGCCATTCGCGTTCGCGTTGTTGTACCCGCGATAGACCACACGGCCTATTGAGTGCCACAGCCTTACAAAGTGCAAAGTTACGCATAATCCGTGTTCCGATAGGAATGTTTCAGAGCAAAAGCCATAAAACAGCGGCAATAGCCCCTCCGGCTACGGTCATTAGCCAGTCAATCCAGTCCCACGGGCAGCCGTGCAGTTTGTCTTTAAGCTCAAGACAAGAACCGGCCACGATGGCAGAGTATGTAGCAGGGTAGGGTCCACAGGCGAGTAACCCCACGATAAAACCGCCGATAAGATGCTTGTAGCGGTTGGATTTTTTGAGAAATGAGATAAATTTGTTCATAAACTTTTATATGTCAAGAATTGTTCGTAATTTTGCACAAAGCACTGAAGGAATGGTAAGCTGGCAATTTAGTCCTAAGATCCGCCTTCGGTGCTTTTTATATGTCATTTACCGAGTAGAGGAAGTAAGATGTACGGGTTCGGCCATGTGGATCGGTTTCAACTTGTTTGGCTATATTGAGCCTTATTTCCTGACCTCGTAAAGTTGTCTTGAAATAATAGAAATGCTCAATGCTGTCACTCCTTGAGTGTGTCAGTGCTGACTCCCCGTCGTAGGTTGATTGTGCGAGAAGAGTATCAAGATTTTTCAGATCGACTTTTGATAGCACACTTGAGCGTCCGAATGTGTCAGAGAACAAGTGTTTGTTACCGTAAGTGGTGAATCCTACCTGAATATCCGAACCTTCATCAATAGATTTGGCACATCGGCGACCCAGTAACGGAGCCATTTCACGCATATAATGTTTACGTTCAATGGCACGTGCAGACTTTTCGGCATTGCCGGCGCACTCATGGAAGATGGCGCATGCCTGACAGACTTCGTTATCCGGCACGAATGCCAGTTCACGCCCTTTTCCTCCTTTGGCAACGGGACATGTCGAGCAGCGGCGAATGGTGTATGGATTGTAGTCCGGTACTGATTTGCCCTCCTTGCCGGCGTTGAAGCGGAATATACCTTTGGTGTCGCGCTGCAGGGCCTCGTCGCCAAGTCGCATTGCCTCGTCGTGGGAGGTGGCAGGGTATTTCGATTTGCGCACCTGAACCACTGTGCATCGGCAGTTCCATCCGTTTGGCGGATAGAATTCCTCCCAGAACGAATCAGAGGGGGGAAGAGTCACACGATCAAGAGCCGCGTGTTCCGGACGCACCTTGTCGTCGCGCTGTGTGCGGTACTGGAGATTATAACGGTCACCGTCGCGCATGAACTGTTCCCAACGCCCGGCCATCTCCGCAGACGCGGCTACAAAATTATATTCCGCCCGGAGATAGTTGGCATTGTAGGTTGCGTCTATGCTTTGAACATCGTTCAAAAATCGTTCAAACGGCTTTCTATTGCCGTTCTCATCGAGTAGCGACGGGAACGCCTCGTGCAGCTCGTGAAACGCCTTCATTCCGGAGAATATGTAATTCGACCTGGTAAGACGCCGGCGCATCGCATCAGACATCTCCACCTTCTGAAAGGCAGAGTCAAGAGCCGAGGCATGGGCACCGACAAACTCCTGCACAGCCGGGTCGGCCACAAGCTCGACACGGAACTCCGAGCCTTTCTCCTTGAAAAGCGACTTCATCATGCCGGTGAACAGCGAGGACAGACGTTTGCGCAAATCATCGCCCGGAGCGGCAAGTCCCTCTATGGCTACTCCATCGAGCAGCGAAGCATAGCGTCTGTGCAGCCCCCCGTAGTCAGAGGGGCTTAGTCGAAAAAATGTTTTTTCTCCTTATCAGCTGTCTCTTTCTCTTTGTTATCAACTGGAGGCAACGCAACCGGGTTGCGTCGCGCCCCGACAGGCATGTTGTATTTGTCTGCGAAATACGACGGATCGACCTCGTAGCGGTCGGCAATCATTGTTTCGTATGCCACCTGTTGCTCCGGGGTGTAGTCTACGGCATCATCCCACTCGAAACGCAGCCCCTTGACAGGGAAGCCGTGTCGGACCATGAGCGGGATAAGCTGGTTGTTGATGATGTCGCGCAGGAAGTCGCGGTCGGACTCCACGAGGTTCATGAATACTTTGAGATGGGTCTGCGACTGCGAGAGCGACGAGCCGTCCTCGATGGTCATGGTCTGGCCGATAACCAGTTTGGACAGTTCGGAATTGGCGCGGTCGATTCGCTTGTCATAGACATTGAAGGCGTCCCCCTTGCCGGACTCCACGAACTGGATTTCCGTCTCCATACCGGCAACCATGCCCTGACTGGCTCCGCCATTGTATATCATGTCCTGCAGACGTTTGAACTCATTCGGGTCGCGGGTCGATGTGCGGGCTATCCGCCACGGCATGCCGAATATTTCCGCGAAACAGTCCCAGAACGTCATCGCGTGCTTCTTGGGGATGGTATGCAGGGCGGCCTTGAGTAGCAACCCGAGGTCATCTGGGCGTCCGGCCTCGATCAGCCAGTCCTTCCAAGGACGCTCGCGGTACTCTATCCCCGTTTCCCAGTTCATGCCCACGCGCTGTACCACGCGACCCTTCTCCGGAACAACGTGCTTGCGGGGAATAAGCGTCACGCCGGAGAATGCCGGATGACTGTCGCCGTCGGTAATGACATCTCCAAGTTCGATTAGCGAATGTCCGTACCATATTGACTCCAGGCATAGCCGGCACAAGTCCTTGAACCATGACTGGTCAAACAGATGCTCCGCCGCCTCGTCCTGGTCGCCGTTCTCGTTGACGAGTTTGAAAGAGCGCGACATGACGAACCCCACGCGCTGCTGTATGCAACCCGAAAGGTGCGAGTCTGTCATTGCGTCGCGGTAGATATCATACAGCTTCAGCCGGGACGGATGGCGCGGATCAATCGCGCTCTGCCATGCCCGACGCCAGTCTTCGATGTCGTTCTTTGAGAAAAACTCCGCATAGCGGTGCAGCTCCAGAATGACGGAGGACTGCTTCTGTATCCTGCTGCGGGCATCCTTCTGTGCCCTGCTAAGTTTCGGTCTGTTCTGTCTGCGCCCCATAATCACCAGTCGTGTCTAAGTTTTGGAAATGAATGATAGGAAGTGCCGAATCCGGCGCTGCCGTCATCGGACACAGTAAGAGGAAGGTCGGGGACAATCCTGCCAGCCTGTACCCCCTCGAGCCACTTGACTGCGCGTTCGTATCGCTCCTTGCGTATCTCGCTGCCCATCTTCTGCGGCTGCGATGCAGTGAGGTGATAAAGCACGATGTCGGCGGTGTACATTACAATCAGCCGATTGCGGTCATTCCCGGTCGCGGCGAAAATGGCTGCGGTGTCATATACCGGGCGCAGATAGCCCGATATTTCCTCGATGGCCTCCGCCTCGGCATTGGCTATATTCTCAGGCGATGACTGTGACACGACCTTCAGTGCTGCATCGCCAATCACCACCTTGTAATCTTCATTGTCTATAAACATACTACCATGTATTTTTAGGCGAGCGACGCGGAATCGCCACCGGTTTGAAAACTTCCTGACGAGTGCTGCGCTGCAGATACCAGATAGCACCCTCGTCGGCATCCGGC